CTTTTTTTTGCTTGACACGTTCAAAAGTTCGTCCTATAATAGAGATAGCTTAAAATAACTCTTCCACAGTTGTTTTTAACGCTACCGCTATTTTCTTAGCGGTTGTGACTTTCGGCTCTCTTTGGCCTGATTCATAATATTGATAGAGCCGAACGTCAATTTTTAACGTGTCAGATACTTGTTTTTGCGTCAGACTTAATTCTTCCCTGCGCTTCTTCAAGTTGTTCATTGTACCTCCTTTTAGGTATTCACGAACATTTCGTTCGTGTTGTACCTATATTATACACGAACAAGTCGTTCGTGTCAATTGTTTTTATAAAAGTTTTTGAAAAAATTTTTTTGGGGTGTATACTTATGAATTTCGGAAAGCAATTAAAAGATTTACGGAATCAAAAAGGATTAAAGCAAACAGATATGGCAGCCTTATTGGGCATAACTGTTCGAGCCTATCAAAACTATGAACTTGAAGCTCGTGAGCCGTCTTTATCTGTTCTCATAGCCCTTGCCGATTTCTTCGACGTTTCGCTTGATTACTTGGTCGGGAGGGATAGGTGAATGATTAAGATTTTTGAATTTATACAACCTTACGCATCTGTACTTGCTGATATTGCAACAATAATAGGTGGAATAAGCGTTACAATCGGAATTTTCTCTCTGGTTGTGAATCGTGTAAATAAAAAATCTTTTCGATTAGAAGTCAATTCGCTACGCTCCAACTATGGAGATGCTTTATTTCGGATTTCCGTACAGAATTTTACCGATAAACTAACCTGTATTATTGAAATCAAATTAATTATCAAAAACCAAACTTATAAAGCTATCGAGAGGCATTGGAATAGTTCAGATTTCTTCTATAAAGATTTTAGAAACATTCAAATTTTTCCATTTGAATCCAAAGATTTTGAACTTTTATTTTACGTCGAAAAAAATACTTTGCCGAAATATGTAAAATTCAAAGTACTTACAACACAAAAAAATATTTCTTATAAAGTCGATTTATCAAAAATTGGGAACAAAAGAAACAATACATAATCCAACTCCTAATATAAAAAATATAAGTACTCCGATAAACACTACTATGTCAATGATATTAATCCCTCGAATTTTTATATTATTAATATTAATTACAATAAGTTGAATTCCTCCGAAGATTACAAACAAACCCATAAGAAAACAGAATATTCTAATTAAAATCATTTTTTATCCTTTTTTAATGTCACCTGTTTCAGGAAGCATAAAAAGCTGTTATCGCAATAAATATAAGAGTTGCACCTAAAATAAAGGCAGCAACAGCGCACGCTATCCCTATTATATCTGGGAGCATAAAACCTATACGCTTTATATCGCTTATAAGATGAAGGCTCATACTTATCCCCATTGAAATAGGAATTATAGATAGTATTGATATAAAAACTCTTATAAAAATCATTTATTAGGCCTCTAAGGAGATAACATACAGATTAAGCTAAGAATAACTCCCGCCACTCCGAATAGAAACGATATTCCGTTCAATATAAGCATAATAACAGCCTCTTTGAACCGTATACTACCACTGTTATTTTCTTTCTTCATGGCTTTCTCCTTCCCACTTCTTTAATTCGTTTTCCAATCGAGCTATTTTCTTTTCCAAGCGCTCTATTCGTTTCAATGAGTGATATGCTATGTATTTGAAATAGCTTAGTTTATATTTCTTCCCTTCTATGTAAATCGGCAGTTTCATACGCCCTCCTTTGGCTTTCGGTGACCCCTCCCGGGGTTTCGGAACGGTGCCTCCGCTCTCTCTTCAGACCGATTATTCCTCCGCAAACATCTTTAATATCTCTTGCGCCGATACGTTGAGTATTTCTGTTAGTTTCAACATAGTTTCTGCGTTCGGTTCTCCCTTTCCATAAATCCATTTATATACGGCATGGTCTTTATAACCAAGTATTTTTGACAACCTATACGCCGTCATTTTTCTATCTTTTAATAGCTCTTGAAATTTCGTTCGTTTTTTCATGTTCTTCCCTTAAACTTTTGTTCGTTTATTGTTTAACGTCTTTCCATTCTGTTTATAATAAATATGTTGGGATTTCTTTCCAATAATTTTACAAAGGAGGAAAACGTTATGATAAGGCAACCTGTTTCTTCTACCGATATTCGGAGTATCGGTTATGAAAATGGCGTTTTAGAAATTGAGTTTCATTCTGGCGGTATTTATACATATCCGAATGTTCCCAAAGAGCATTTCGACTATATGATAAGTCACCCTCACCCTGGCACTTATTTTCATAGAATGGTAAAACCCTATTATCCTTATAATAGTAAACGCTAATCTTCATATGGCATAGGAATACCTTTAAGAGCTTCAACAAGCTCTATGTTCCAGTCGGTCACTAACACAGTCATGTGTGGGTGACCTTTTTTTCTTAATAGCTCTACAAGCGGACTTGCAGCCTCTTGAAGTTCTTCAAAGGTGATTTCCGTTCGTGAGGTCATCTTTTTGATTTCTTTCTCTGTCATTTCCTTTCTCCTTTCGCCCAAGGGCTTTATTCTTCGCTCTTAAAGCATGCGATTACTTCGTCGGTGCTGACTTTTAAGACTTTTGCAATCTTATCTACCATAAAAACACCTGGCTTTGCACGTCCCGTTTCCCAAGTGGCTACAGTAGATTGCTTTTCGCCTAAAGCTTCACAAAAATCGCGCTGTTTTTCAAATCCACACGCTTTTCTTAAATCTTTTAGCATGTTGTCCCTCCTTCTTACGTTTTATTGAGTTTCTCGATTTTTTGTAATTGTATTATAGCACCGTTTATTGAGAATGTCAATAGATTTTATCGAGAAAAACGATATTTTTTTAATTTTTTATGCTATAATATTGTCATAATCGATATTTTACAGGAGGCACCATGAACAATATAAAATTTTTACGAAAGAAAAAAGGATTAACTCAAGCCCAATTATGCAAGGTTCTCAATATTGCTCAACCTACACTTTCGGGTTATGAAACAGGGAATTATGAGCCTGATCAAGATACACTCGGAAGAATAGCAGACTATTTCGGTGTTACTGTTGATTTTATTTTAGGACGGGAAAATCATACAACAATCGATACAACCCCACGGGCGGCAAAAATAAAAGACCTCGCCATTAAAGACGAGGTCGAATTAAACGATTTTTATCCTGTTCCCCTTTTGGGAAGTGTCGTTGCGGGCGTTCCTATCGAATCGCAGGAAGATTTAGAGGGATATGTCTATATCAGTTTTAAGCCGAAAGAAGAATATTTCGCTCTCCGGGTGCATGGAGAAAGTATGATAAATGCAGGAATACGGGATAACAGTATTTTAATTGTCCACAAACAGCCTTACGCAAATTGCGGAGATATAGTGGTAGCTATGCTGAACGGAGAACAGACAGTCAAAAGGTTCAAAATGTATGGCGACAATATATTTTTAATGCCTGAAAATCCCGCCTTTGAGCCGATACCCGTTCTTAAAGGTGCAGACTTCCTGATTTTGGGAAAGGTCGTTGAAGTCAGAATGGCATTATAAAATATGGAACACGATGACATTAAATTGAAAATCGTCGATATAAACGACGGAGAAGCGCTTATCGAAGCGGCAAGACCGAAAGGCAAGCCGTTGACGGAAAAGCAGAAACAGGCGCTTATACAGGCGCAAAAGAAAAAGGAAGAAGAAAAAAGGAAATTGGGCGTTTTGCATTTCACTCAGGAGGAATGGAAAAGAATGCCCAAAAATGTAAAAAGAGCCTTTAAGGTTCACGGAATATTCGGCCGCCCGCGTATTACCGATGACGGATTATATCAGATTCGCACTCGCGCGCATGGGTTGAATATTCAAGTCACTCATAAAGATTTCACCGTTTGCAAGGAGTTATACATTGAGGCTTTGGAAAACGCTCTGGAAGGCAAGGAAACGCCGAAAAAGAAAGCCCCTGTATGTTTCGTCGAATATATGTGCAAATGGCTTGAAACCGTAAAGAAACCCTCTGTAAAAGCCGTTACTTATGCGGATTACAGGCAAACATTTACCGCATATATCAGTCCCGCATTTCCCGAAAGAAAAATTAAAGATATTTCACGGCAGGAATTACAGGAATTTATCAACGGTTATTCTGAGAAAGGGAACAATCGAACGGCAAAAAAGATTTATCAGCTTTTAAAATCCGCTTTCGATTACGCCGTAGACGACGAACTTATTTCTAAAAACCCCATGGAGCGCGTTATTTTGCCCAAATACGAGCAGGAGCACGGGCGGGCGCTCACTCGTGCAGAAGAAAAAGAATTCATCGAGAAAGCTAAAAAGACGCCTTATTTCGGAGCATTGGTATTTCTTCTTTATACGGGCTTGCGGCGTTCGGAGCTTTCCAGCGTAATAATTGACGGGGAATGGATTCGGCTTATTTCAGCAAAACAACGTAAAGGCACAACCGTAAAAGAGCGTTCTATCCCTATCACCCCCATGCTTGCCGATGTGCTTCCGTCTATAAACCTCGCGGAGATAAAGACGATTCGCCCCGATATTTTGACAAAATGGGTAAGTAAAATTATGCCTAACCACCATTGTCACGATTTAAGGCATACGTTTATAACCCGTTGCCAAGAATGCGGAGTGCCTACTCCTATTGTCAGTTTGTGGGCTGGACATAAGATTTCGGGGATAGATTCTTCCCTTACTGTGCAGGTATATTCCCACTATTCTGAGGAAACCCAACTCGCAGAAGCCCGTAAAGTAAGGTATTGAAGGCAATTTACTGCCCAATTTTACTACCCAAAAATGCAAAAAAATAGGCTGTTTTGGGTAGTAAGCACTTAACCGTAAACGCAAAAAAAAGACCGATTTCAAGAGAAAAACCCTCAAAATCGGTCAAATTTGGCTGGGGTAGCTGGATTCGAACCAACGAATGACGGAGTCAGAGTCCGTTGCCTTATAATATTTATTCATATATTAAAACAAATATATTATAAATAAAATATATTTTTCAGATAAAATACATAAATATAACTTTACTACCCAAAAACTACCCAATTTCTTTTTTTCCTTCCGAGCGGCGAGAGTCGCTTTTTTCTTTTGGGTAAAAAAACTTGACAAATTATATTAGTTTAATTATAATTGATTTGATTGGACTTATAGGTGCTCATAAAATATCCAATCATGTAAAAGGAGGTGATGTAACATGAAAGCCCTCTTTAAGGCTATAATGCTACACAGTTTAGCTCCTGAATGGCACCGCAGGCATCTCCTTTCTCGAACTAAAAAGAGCTGACGTAAGAAATCTTACATCAGCTCTTTCATTTTTACTTCCGCTTCACATAGAAGTGGAAGTATTGCGCATTTTTAGGATAAATACGCTTTCCGTTCCGCGTGATATAGCGAGTAAAAACTTCTACCATATCGTGTTTCATATGTACTACCTCCTTTAAGATATTTATAAAAAATATCAAAAGGTAGGTCGAAACAGTTGACAACATCCTCCAAAATGGAGTAATATAATATTGCTGTTTATTATATTTGTTGCCTACAGCAACGACTTTAAAGACATTAGAAATTGGCGTTTCTGATGTCTTTTTCCTTTTAACATTCCCTATACAGAATTAAAAATGATTTTTTTGATAACGAGCTGCTTGATAAGAAACGCCACAGTTTTTGACTATTTCATCAACGCTCATATTTTTACATCTCTCATAAGGAATAAGTAATTCTCCCGCCAAACAATTTGCTTGCCATTCAGGGTCTTTATAGCTTGGGATTTTATTTGAAGATGAACGATTGAAGTTTATCTTCGCTTTCTCTAATAACATGGCGTGCGCAATTTCGTGAGCTATGGTAAACCGATCTCGCCCTTTCCCTTGACATGCTCGCTCAAATATACTTTCGCGTATATATATAACTTTTTTCTCTAAGTTATAAGAAGCATGAGCATTTTTATTAAGGTATCTATCCCATGTAATATCATCTATTACATCGTAAGTAATATTTTTACCAGGGAATAAACTTGGTAATAAATCTAACAACCCTATTATATCTAAAAAAGGGCCCTTCAGGTTTATTTTTCTCCTAAATTCTTGAGCCAACATTCTTAAATCCAATCTACTACAAGGGGGAACCTCACAATTTGTTACACAATCACTCATTTTCTTTCTCCCCCCCGATTAAGATAATCGCTAATGACTTTTATTTCATCTTCATTCAAAGAATCAAAACTTCGAGCAAACTCTAAGGCCAAATTTCTTTGTTCGCGATTAGAATTTCTTAAATCGAGTTTCATAACGTTACCACTGTTCGCAACGCTCTCTTTAAGTGCTTTGACCTCTTCTTCATTAAACTGATATGTATTGAAAAGCTTTTTTAAAAAATCATGAGAGATATTTTTTCTCCCCATTTCCATAGAAGATAAATAAGAAGAAGGAACAAAAAGACTGTCCGCCATATCTTTAAGCGTAATTCCATGATTCACTCGATAAATTCTTAATATTCGCCCGAACTCAGTCAACATTTTTATACAACCTCCCTCAAGTTTTCTTTATTATACTATATGTTTTTTATTTTGTCAACCAATTTTATAACAAATTTTCCTATTTTTGGATAATTTTTTATCTATCATAAAACCCCGACAAAGCAGTTTTAACTACTCTGTCGGGGATTATTTTACTTGTTATAGCCTTCTGTTTTGTTTCCGAACAACATAATACCAGGTTCCAACTTATCGGATTTTTCGACAAGTTGAACGGGATTCTGTTTACACCATTCCATGCAGGCTTCGGTTTCAGAGGCTCGGAGTTTGTTCCTTTGGATTTCCATTCGAGAAAGATTCCAACCGAAAGAAGCCTTAAACGATACGTTTATTAATATCATTATGACCTTTATAATCGCCGCAAACATCACTGCCGAAGAAAAATTAAAAATTACTTTCGCAAACAATCTTCCGATAAACACCGCAGACACAAAAGCCAAAATCAAAGATTTTATTGTGTTTATGCGGTCGGCACGTTCCGCGTCGAACATTTCCGAAGGCGTTTTATTCGACGTGAAAGTTGCGTTGAACGACGTTATGAAGTTTGGGTCATACGCTTTTATTTTGATTTTATTGCACCGCCGAATCGCCCGATATTGCGCGAAACTGATTTTCTTTCCCGTCATCTCTTTCAAAAGCTCTGTAAGACCACGCCCGAGATATTTATCGGTATATTCCTCTATCGTCAATCCCACAAGATTCAGGTTATGTTTTCGATAAGCGATTATGGCGCTCTTTGTGCAATTCTCGCAATACTCCGATACCCGCGACCGATACGGAGAAGCGCATAAAGTTTTTATCTTCTCGTTTGCTTCGTCCGCCGCGTTCTTGTATGCCTCGGTATTTCTCCCTCGGCTTCGGGCATACTTTTTTATTAACTCACCTATGGAAAACGTCCCCGCCATTAACCATACTACTTCGACCGTAATTTCCTGTATATTCAATTCCGCAGAGGTATCTACCGTCACGAAATAGCTTGCGATAATCGCCACAAAAATCACTATCGTTATCGCCATGGTAAATATATCCACGAACGCTCCGTCTTTTTTCGGTTTATTGATTACCGTAACATTCATGACGTTTTTATCTTCTTCGGGTATCTTATCCATTTCCCTTTCCTCCGTTCAGATTCGTTACTTCCACTTGCCCGCAATATCTCCAAAGCTCCTCGAACTCTTTGGACAGCTTAAACGCTATTGCTCCGAGAGTATTTCCCACCGCCGCAAACGCAAAGACAAACGTCAAGCCTTCTATCGTGGATTTCTCCATACTATTGACAAGCGCCATAAGCCCGAACAATACCCAGCAAATCACTGCGGCGTTCGGGCTTTTGATTACCTTTATGAGCGCTTTATACAACGGCAGTGCGGCACAAATCAATACCGCGATAAACACTCCCGACAATGTGCTTTCCGCGTCATGCGTGGCTATCAACGGCAGTTTGACGATTCCCGCGATAAAGGTGGGAACGATACAAAAGACCATTCCCACACAATACGCGATTATCCTTGCGTTGTAGTACCATTCTTTACTGTGCTTTATCTTCTTCATCGTCGGCTTTCTCCTTTACGGGTTCGCCCTCGGTTTCTTGAATTGCCTTGTTGAGTTCGTGCTTTATCGTTTCCTTGCTCTCGGCTCCGATATTGAATCTCTCCATAAACTGCATAAAGGCTTTTGTATAACACGCCGTCGCTTTCTTTATCGCTTCCACGTCTTTCTTGGTGGACTGTCCCGTTTGTCCGTTCGCGTTCGATTCGTCTATTAGTCCGTTTGTGCCTTTAATTTGTTTATCCAGCTTTTCCGAGACTTCCGCAAGCTGTTTCTTCAATCTCCCGTTTTTGACGTTCGTATAAATCAGATAGATGATAAATACAGCAAGCTGAGCGACGGAAGCAATCGTGTTTATCGTGACTTGCTTTTCGGAAGCGGCGGTCTTGATAGCTTCCACCGCCGCGGCATATTCGTCGCCGATTCCCGCTTCGTCCGCGTACTTCTGTACCCATTCCAAAAACGCGTCCAAATCAAAGCCTATATCTTCGTCGGGTGTTTCCTCGTCCTCGCTCGTTTCGTCGCTTGTAGTCGAATCTGTACTGTCCTGCGGGGCTTCCGAGGTCGGTTCCTCCGCTCTCGCCGAATATGTATTCGAGCCGAATATAAAGCCTATACATACGGCCAAAAACGCCACAAGCACCGCAATTATGATTACGTTTACCAATCTTTTCTTTTTCATCTTCTTTTACTCCTCAAATGTTACATTTACGCCGTTATCGACGTATTCGTTCAGTTTTTCTAAAAGTCTTCTTTTTATTTCAAGTTCTTCGGTCAAAGTCTTTTCGAGTATTGTTATTCTCTCCTCCTGTTTCCTTGCCGTCTCTGTCAGGCCCGTTATCGTGTTTTCTATGTCCGATAACATTCCGTGCGCATAGAATTTGCCTTCGATGTCTTTTAAGACGAGCGGTTCTATATCATACTCCGAGACCTTGACTCCGCGAACGCAATGGATTATCTTTCCGTCTAACTGTCCCGCCATTAGCTCGTTCAACGGAATTGCTGTTTTATAGCCTTTCAGCGTGAGTTTCTTCTGCGGCCGGTCATTTATCCGATAGACGAAAATAAACTCTCCCGAAAGCCCTTTTATCCCCTCAAAATTGAGTTCAAGGGGAGTGTCGGCAATGGAAAAGGCAGGCTCTGAAAACCTGCCTATCCCGTGATATTTAAGATTTACCGTCATTGTTTACGTTTCCTCCTCCGTGCTTTTCTCTGCCGCTAACAGATGAGCAATTTTATAATTCGCTTCCAAGTCGAATTGCTGTTGCCATTCCTCGATTAAGTTACGGATATAATCGGGGACTCTTTCCTCGTTCTTCGCTTCCGCCAAAAGAGATATAAATTCGTTAAACATGGCTTGCACTATCGCATAGGCTTCTGCTTTCGGATAGTTTCTGACGGGTAATGCCTCAAAGTCCTCCAATGCTTCCACAATAGAAACTTCGGGAATATTGATTGATATACCGTTTTCTATGATACTGTCTGCACAATCCAAGGCCATTCGATAATATTGCTCCATTCTTTCATGGTCGGAATGGAAATTACTCGATACAATATTGTGGTGCAACACGATAATGTTTTCCACTCCCACCTTTAAGGCTTTTTCTGCCAAACGATAATTTTCCATTACTTCACCTCCGCATGTCTTTGAACCTTAGCGGGAATCGCTTCAAACGCTTCGTCTTTCAGGTCGAGAATATCCCGATACCATTTTATGACTTTGCTATGTTCTTCTTCCGTTTCCGTTGCCGTTCCGTAATTCACGTTTCCCTTATGAATGTCATAAGCGTCGAGTAAAGGTTTCCGTATCTGTCGTTTCGCGTCCGTTTCGTAGTTTGTGCCTGTTAAACGTGTCTTTACGTCTCTGAATGTAATTTTCCGTGCGTTGCTCCAAATCATTCTTTTGTCACCTCCTCGGGGGCTGTCAATAAGTAGTAGTCTTGCTCTACGGTGTTTTCCGCTCCGTATATGCTGTTGTCCGTGTCGCCTTGCTCTATCGTCTCACTTCCGTTCTTCCATGCTATGTAAGAGTCGGCGGAGAAATCTGCTTGTTCGGTCGTGATTTCGGCGGTTTTGTAAGTTACGGTTAAGGGATTGCCTGCTTCGTTCCATGCGGCAAGCTGGGATTTCCAGGCTGTCGAGGTGGAAAGATTTGGATAGGCGGTTTGTAAGAACCAAAAAACAATGGCGTTAAAATTTGCGTTAGACATATAACACCCTTCATTTTGTCCTGAAATAGCGTTATACGCACGGGTTGTAATTTTATTAGAGATTAAACCGTTTCTACTAAAACCAACAGGTTTAGTTATTACGTAATAAGCATAGCAATTATTAATAATCGAGGTATACCACGTCTCCGTCCCGTTAAATGTCAACGTATTACTCTGACTTTGTATCTCTCCTGTTTCGGGATATGCAGTATCATATTCAGTCAATTCCACCGCTTCGGGAAGGGAAAGCACTGATTGGGTGTAGGGCTCATACGGAAGCGCGGAAGAACCGTAGTTTAACATAGGTTTGAATACAACGTTATTTACACTCGCACCTTTATATACGACGAATTGTAATAACATTGACGACGTATTTTCTAAATTTAATTGAATATTACCGTTATATAAGTTCCAACTTTCAGTATAATTATCACGAGAAATTTGCAGACAATAAGTATCGGCTCCGCCATTTTCTAAACCGCTGATAGTATAGGTTCCAGCAGATAAAGAAAAGTCAAAATTATGAAAAATGAAAATGGCATTTTCAGTAGCTGTACCGTTTGCAATTATCGTCCCGTCGTTATTGACTGTAAATGTAACTCCGTTTAGAGTGTCCGTTCCCTTTGCATACGGATACGGTATCAAATTCTTCCCCGTGCTCACTATCTCCTTGAAGAAAGCGTTTTTCAGACCGGGGAAATACGACATGTAAGGAAGCGCAGTGGAGCCTGCGTTTAACATGGGCTTGAATACAAGGTTATTTACAGTAACCCCATTCCAAACTATAATAAATATATAATAATCCGTGTATTCAGTTGTAAAAGCAACCCCTTTTCCAATATCCGAATAACCTTGCTCGTATGTCGTATTTTGGATAAAAATCCTATAACCTTCAATACCTCCGCCAGAGGGACAACCGCTCAGAACATATTTCTTAGATTTATCAAGCCTTATAGGGAAAATATTAGAAACCAAAACAAAGCTGGAATTAGCAGTCGCAGTCCCATTCAAAAGAATACTACCGTCAGAATTTACCGTATACGTAATACCATTTATAACTCCAGTTTTACTATAATACGGATACGGTATCAAATTCGTCGTCTTTACCGTTTTTCCCGTAATCTTCTTTACAGGCGTTTGCACTCCGTCCGCGATATTCTCCCCACCCGCCGTCTCTCTCGTCGTATAGGTATCTGTTGCCGTCTGCACATAGATTTCGTTCTTCTGTTCCAAGAGGGTATAAAGTCCGTCTACTTGCCTCTGTGTGTTTGCAAGCGCTGTTTGGGTTGCGTAATCCATGGGAATATTTTTCGTCAATGCGAAAGTACCTGAATCCGCAGGAAAAAGATATGTCCAATCATTTCGTGAGATATATCCTGCATTATAGTTTGTCTCGTCCAAAGAGTTTTTAACTACTGTTCCCTTCTTGGCTTGGATTGCTTCTTCAAACGTATTTTCGCCTGTGAAATCGTTGTTTCCGGCTAATGTCGGGCACTTGGAAATCTTTTCTTCTACGTCGGCGATGTTTTCCATATTTGCACCGTTTTTAGGATTGCCGGACAAACCCTTGGCGATATTAATATTACCGTTAGCGTCACGCTTTACAATTGCGCTTGCTATGCTTGTGATAGTGACTCGTTCCATTTTTTGACTGCCGTCAGTATCTTTCACATAAGCTTCTTCATAAGCAGTTGCACCCGATTGTTTGTCAAGTTTATCTTCGCTTAAATCTGATACTTGAATTGAAAGATTATCTACGTCAGACATAAGTTCCGTCGTTACGTCCGAAAGTGTAGATACTTTATCGGAAATATCTGAAACCTTGCTTTGTAATCCCGTTATATCTTCCTCCATTCCAGGAATTTGTCCTTCTATTTGCGAAAGGGCCGAGAGTATCTGCGTCAACAAGGTTTCGTAATCGTCCGTAGGGTCGGGGAGTGTTATCGGCACTCCCCTTTCTACCTGAAACGACGAAGAAGCCGTCGCGATAAGTCCGCCGTTTCCGTTTCCCGCGTCTCCGTATACGTAAAACTGCATGTTTACCGTTCCGAAGGTCTCCGTCACCAATGCGGGTATGGAATACTCCCAAACGTTGAACTGTGCTCCGTTTGACGTCACTACTCCCGCAAGCTGTGTCGAAGCCGTCATCAACTGCGGCGTTGTCCATACGCCCGTCGGGAGCTTGAACGCCACCGTCACTTTCACGTTCGACGCGAACGCCCCGACAAATCGGATTGTGTTTGCATTGGCCGAGCCTTGATAGATTTTCTCGGGGTCTACTCCGAGTATTGCTCCGCCGCTGTCTACATAGAAATTCATATTTATGCCTCCTGTTCTTCTTTTTGTTTCATATAACTGAATACATCATGCGTCGGGAATATCTTGAATGCCCCGATTGTATCTCCCGAGGCTATATCGATATTCCGTCCGATAAGCAGCTCCCCGCCGTAAGTCGGCGTTATCGTCTCCACGTTTCCGTCCTCGTCCTCCACCGTGTACGGGTCGCCTTCATATATCGGTGTTACGTAGGCCCACGCTTTCCCGACTGTCGTCGCGGCTATTCCCGTCGCGTCGGCGCAATATACTTTGTCTACCACATTTAATCTTATCATATCCTCGGTTACCTCATATTCTGCCGCGATATTCTCCGTACTTAAATTGACTTTACGGGAAAACTTGTTTACAGGCGTTCTCAATATCACCAGCTTCGCTTTTGCTTTCGGGTTTAATCCGCTTACCAACGGGTTATTTGCAGGCAATGCCGAACCGATTATCACGCCCTTAATATCCGTGTTGAACTCCACGCTGTAATTCTCTTTCAACGCTTCCCGGCTGTCCTTTCTCTTTACGATGGTACAGTTTGCCGGAAGTTTCATCATCTCAATCGGATTGTTGCTTCCGTACTTTTCATACAACGGGAAGGATTCAGGATCACATGCCGTCGCAAGCGTTGAGCACAAAATTAAATCCTCGTAGTACATACGCCCGTAATAATCGCAATATTGTACCTCAGTAGTGAAATATCCTTCGGGGCCGTCGTTGCTTTGGTAGACTATTCTTTGTCCCGCAGAGAAATTGTCTTTGAACTCCCAAGAAAATTCCATGACGTTTCCGAACGCCGAAGCGATTACGGGTAAAATCACTTGCGGCAACGTCTCCTTTCCGTTCTTCGTCTTTCCCTGTATCAACACCGAGGAAATCTTTATCGTGTTGCTTATAGAGCTTTGCAGGAACGTTTCCACAAGGTTATTGAAAAAATTATATTGGTCGCAGAACATGTTTTTCGCGTATTCGGGTGCAGGTGCTTCTCTATCAGTCACGACTAAATAATCCGTATATATCGATTGCCTCTCCTGTACCATTCGCTCCGAGATTTCATAAATTCTTCTGTATGAGTTCGCTCCGATGTACTTTGACTTTCGGTTAAAGTTCTTTGAAAGCCCTACCGTACAAACAAAACGGTCGAAATTCACTTCGACCGCTACCGTGGATATATAATAATCGTCGTCCCAAAGCTGCCCCGCTGTCGGTATCGTCTCTATATTCATCGCATGGAATGTATAGCTCTTTTCGATATTTCCCAGCCGTTCCGCCAAGCCTTTGATATTCTCTCCGTAGTATTGTGTTTCTACTTGGTTTGCGCTTTGATTGTGCGCTATCGTCCGCGGATTTTTCAATAGGTCTCCTAAATACTGCTTTCCATGATTTACCCGCGCAGAGTATATCGGCGTATATACCAGCTCAAAACACAATTTCGCATAATCGCTTACCGTCAAGCTGTCATTGCCCGTCACCGCTCTGAGAATATTCACGATAGCATACTGTTCAAAAACAGGACTTGCCGCATTAGGAACCTTGAAGAAAAATCCTCCTATATTCGTATCGCCTTGCGTGTAATGTAGAGCATAACATTTTGAAGCGGGATATACGTCCGTATATGACGATAATTGAGAATCGTATATAGATTTCTCAAACAAATACGGGGTAATGTCGTACTTTGTTCCCGTGTTTGTATCTGTCCAATAAAACTTTTCTACTTTCAGTATCGGGAATACACTCGGAAATATCGTTCCTTCGTTTTCTTCCAATCTGATATACGAAGAATCTACTCTTAATGTCTGATACCCGTTTGAATACGGCTGTCCGACCGTCGCCCTCGAAGAATTGATTTGATTGACGAGATTATCCACATAACTGTCTATCTTCGTTAAGGCTTGCTCTATTCCGTAAGAGACTTGTTTTCCGCAATAATTATATTCGTTGAGATTCGTTATAGCCTTCTTATTTACGTCGTAGTAAGTCGCAAGCTCTTGCCCGCCGTATCTATCGAATGTGATTGTATTCCCGCTTAAACGCGGCTCTGCGTGGATATATCCCCCTATCTCTTGCAATAACTCCCGAAGCGTACACCGTGTAAACGTAAATTCGGGTGAGTATTGGTCGAACAAAGCAATTTCTTCCGCGTCTGTCGGGTCTTTATATGCAAATTGAAACCTCGGCGGTACAACATAATTCCCCGCCTGTTCCACCGTCAATTCTATTTGCGCCGACAAAATCGGAGTGATTGTTCCCGAAGGCGCCGAAGCCGTTACAGTGTATGTCGTATCGGTATAACTTATCAAAATCCTTATCCCGTACTGCAAGAAAACCTCTCTGTTTGTAATTACCGCGCTTGTTATCTTTCCACGTGAAATCGAATCCGTATTTGAGAAAGACGGCGGGTTTCCGCTCAACGTCACCATCATGCTTGTTTCTTGCGTTTCTTCCCTCGTCGCGCTCTCGTCCCATACCAAAGGCTCTACAAGCTCCAATGCTCGATTTATCACCTCTTTTATTGTCCATGGCTTCAATGGATATTTATTCGGCTGGCTCCAAATATCAAATTCCCCTGTGCCTGTGCTTTCATGTCCTCCCCAAGACATTGAATGCTCATAGTGAAAATGAATTAATCCACTTTTTGCTGTTATATATGCAGGGGTAACACTTCCGTCGTTATTGATAGTCGCTGTTTCAGAAGTCCCGTCCGAATATGAAATTGTTATTGTTCCATCTTGGCTTCCTGTTTCCACAGGTGTAACGGTTGGAAGCTTTATTTGCATACCAGGGAGAACAGGTGTTACGGTATTATTAAATTGTATATGTAAATGTAGAGTCCCGTCTCCCCCTTCGTTATAAAGCTGGGGAGTAATTTGTGTATAATTCCTCCCGCCCGCATTAGTCACACAAAGACTTTCTACCATAAAGCCTTCAAGGTACTTCGTTTCCTCTACAAGTGTAAGTTCATGTCGATAAAATCCCGACCCGTTCGGCGTTTCCCGTCCGTCGTCGTTTGCTATGATATAGTTCTTTGTTTTGGTCTGCGTTCCGTTTGTCCCTTGACTTATGACTTCCACCGTTACGGGCGTAAGCGGAGCAAAGATTTCAGTAGATACGCGGGAAAGCGTTAACGTCGCATAATCGAGTTGCTCGTCTAAAAATTCCCCGTACTTGAAAGGAAAAACTGCGTTTGTGTAATGGGTGCCGTTGATAGTGACTCTAAAATTGTTCATAATTTGAACTCCTATAAAATTTTTTTTATAAAAAAAGCAACTGTTGTTGACAGCCGCTGTTTTTTTTGATATTATAAAAATAGAGGTGTGTAATGAAAAAAAAGATTTTTTTTCGAGTATCTGTAAATATTGTCCTTATATTGTGCGCTATCCTTTCCGTTGTTGCGGCCTGTATGACTTTACACGACGCACGTGCGCAATTTATGCTTTGCGAAATAAAAGGCATGCGCGGTGAAACATACGGCTGGGCAATACATAATACCGTAGCAGGAATTGCAGAAATTCTTTGCGCATTAATTGCAGTTGTTTTCTTTGTGTTTTTTAACTTCAAAGACATCTCCTATCTCTGCGGCTCCCTGTTCAAAGAAATGAAAGAGCATAAGGAAGCTACAAAGGAAGAACGTAAGCAAAAGAAAATTGAAGAACTTGAAAAAGAATTAAACGAACTCAAAAACAAGTAATCCTAAAAATAGCGGCCGTCTATTGACAGTCGCTAATTTTTGTGATATTATAAAATAAAGGTGCGTGATGAAAAAATTGATTTTCAAAATTATATTTAATATTTTTGTCATTATTTGTATAGGACTTTCTATAAGTTATTTTATCGATAGTATTCAATCTGTAAAATTACTTATTTCCCAAGCAAATGATGGTTATGAATTTCATTCAAAAGCCGTATTTGGAACTATTCGTAACTGTATTTTTTGGGGAGTAACCTTACTTATCAATATCATTACCGTTTTACTTCTTGACTTCAAAGGAATAAAGTTTCTTACTGAAAGCGCCATTGAAAATCTTTCGGGGAAAAAAGAAGCGCTTGAAAAGTCCAAAAAAGAAAAACGTATCGCACAACTTGAAAAAGAATTAAACGAACTCAAAAAGGATAAATAATTTTATGTTTTTAGCCTTGTCTATTCTTTGTTTTGTGTATGCAGGAATAAGGTTTATTTTTTGGATTGTTTCCATAGTACAACATAACCCCTCAACTTATCTTGAAATAGCTATCTCATATATCATTTCAGGAATTATATTTCTCAAACTATATGCGTTACAAAAAAATGTTGACAGTAATGAGCGCCAAATTATTCAGTTAAGAAATGCTCTTAAAGAGAAACATTCCGACATATTTCAAAAAAAGCAAACTTTTGAAGAAGCGGAAGAAGAAGTTTTTAAGAAACAAGAAGAACGCTTAAAAGCAGGAATAAAAAAGTCTCATATTCAAACGGTATCTTCCACTAAAACGACAAGACATTCCGCTTTTAATCCCAATAATTCAACCAACGATAAATCAGGAGAATAGAATATGTTTCCTAAAATATTTTTAATTTTTGTTGTTATATCAGGAATTGGCGTTTTTGCTTCTCTCACTGCCGTATTTTATTTTGTTTCCGAGGGAGCACTAAAAAGTGTAGGCTATGCCGTTGGGGGTCTTGTGGGTTGTATAGTAACTCTTTTCTATTTCTTACAATTAAATACCATGCAAAAGAAAATCGAAGAGCTTGAAAAACAGTTGAACGAATTGAAAAAAGACGAGTGACAACTCGTCTTTTAATTTTTTCAAAGTTTTTTCTAAAAACACTTGACATAATGCGCATTAATGCGTATAATAATATATAAGAAGTAAGGTGAACACTAATGAAGAGAAAAGATTTGATAAGATTATTTGAACAAAACGGTTGGAAGATAGCCCGAGAAGGCGGAAATCACACTGTTTACACAAACGGAAAAGAAGTTGAAGCCATTCCAAGACACAATGAAGTCAATGAACGGCTTGCAAAAGCTCTTATCAAAAAGCACAAATTAAAATAAGGAGGTCAAAAGTATGAAAAGTATTTATTCTATCGTTATCACCCCTCCCGAAAACGGGGAAGAATATTACACGGTATATGTTCCTGATTTGGATATCTATACCGAAGGGAAAGATATATCCGACGCCATTTATATGGCGAAAGACGCAATAGGGGCGGCAGGTATTACCCGCGAAGATTTGGGACTTCCTCTGCCCAAAGGAACGACATTAAAACCTAAATGCAAAGAAAACGAAGTCGTTGCATTGGTAGACGTGGATTTTTCTGCATATCGGGAAAAGGAAGATACCCGAATGGTAAGAAAAAACTGTACAATTCCTCTTTGGATGAATAAAAAAGCCGAAGCCCAACACATCAACTTTTCCGCCGTCTTGCAAGAATCTTTGAAAAACATTTTAGAAGGTTAAATTTGCTCACCCCTCCATTAATTATTTTTGTTGAAAGCCGTACCCTTCGGGGTACGGCTTTCTTTGTTAAAACTCGCTTGCATTCATATAACGGCTTCCCGATACGGTTACTCTTTGAGCGGAGAGGTTTCGGGAAATATCTTCGAGCCTGCGTTCGGTATTGATAGTCTCTTGATTTTGTGCTATGGAAATAACCGAGGACAACGTACTTAAAGCAAGGCTTATCGCTGCGCCCGGGAGTCCACCGAAAATTGCCCCGATAGCTACACTTTCCGCCGCATTGTAGATTGTCTTACCTACCGAATAAGCAAAGTTTGCGCGTTGGTGTTGTTCTCGTGACCCCGTACGAAGTTCCACTTGTGAAAGCTCGTAAGAGATAAGCTGATTAGCGGTAGACTTCAAAGGCCGATAAACGGACAAAGCCCCGCGCAGGGCTTTTTTTGCGTTAGGGCTAAGTCCTCCGCTCGTCTCTCCGCCTGCGCCGCCACCCGAAGCCTGCACTCCGCCGACCCCGCCGACTTCCTCGGCAATTCCCCCGCCCGTTTCGTTTTTGAGTATTAAGACATATCCGTTATTTTCCGCCATAAAATCACCCTCCTATGTGTTCCCTCTCCACATAAGGAATAAGAGATATTTTATAAACAAGGTTGCTTACGCTCTCACCGTGAGCAGAACATTCCCCTAAAATCATTGTCATTGTTCTTATGTCCGTTTCTCCGAGCTTAACGGAAACAGCTCGGGGGGTATTGACAGCAAACACACCCATAATGTAGTTTAATACGGCGGAAGAGAAAGCAGAGGTCGAAGAGGCGGGCGATTCCAAATCAATGGAAAACGTCGAATTTTCGGCATATGCGGTCGCCTCTCCGTTTGTAGATTCCGCGAATAAATCCGCAGAGGGACTGATTGCCCGACCGAATGTGAATCTTGTATAGGCTATTGTTTCCCCGTCTACCATTATTGTTACGTCGGAAGAATTGACGGCGTTTTCAAGATATGAAAAAGTGATTGAGCAAGTATAAATCAGACTATCTGCCGCATAGGGTCTCAAAGCCCTTAAATCGGCCGCAGGAAGCGAATACGCTACGCCACCGACATATTCCTTGCCGTCAATCGTCACTTTCAATTTCGTGTTGTTTGAGAACGCGGAAGAAAGCGCGTCTCTGACAGTCTGGACGAATTGAAGTTCGCCCGTATGGTCGGGATCGGGTTCGTCCCCGCAAGGGACCAAAAAGCTCAAACTTGTAACGAGGGCATACGCGGTCACGCCCCCGCCGAGATTTTGTATTTCGGATTGCGTTAATTGGAAAAGTCCGTTTATATATTCCGTAACGGTATTTTTTCTTCGGGAAGCGTTTTTCCAATCCCCTGCGTCTGTAAATACAATGAAAGGAAGCTCTGTTTTTTGTAAAACGGGCGTTATGTAGTTATCTTTTAATTGGTCTAATGTAATCATGTTTTTTTAATCTCCCCGCCGAGTAAATCGGCCATTAAATTTATCAAGTATTCGCAAGCATCGTTCCACCACCCTTCATTCGGATTCGTTGCTCCATGCCAGCGTTCCGCAAGCCACGGTTCATTCGTGTAAGGCATATACGGAGCAATATCTTGGTCTACATAAATTCGACATTCCTGCGGAGACGGAAACTCGATTTTTATAGCGTTCAAAGCCAAATTCCCCGTATCGAACGGGGCGCGTTCTAAAAGTTCGCCGTAAGCCAATTCGCACGCGGCGGCAAAATCTTCATCGGAAATCATGTCTCTACCTCCCAAGGATTATCCACTCTTAACAATCGCATAAGATATTCGGATTGAACGGGCTTTTTGAAAATCCTTAAAGCCTCCTCGGTTCCGGGTACTTGTTCATCGTGAAGGATTTGGTCTATAATCCACATTTTGCCGTCCTGCGTGGAAATATAACCCTTTACTTTGAAATTGCAATCTTCATTGGTACGAATTGCGTAGGTTTCTTCGTCGAGCCGTACCGTTCCCATAATAACGCCAAAGGTACGGGAATACGGATTGATTTGCTTATAATGAAAAGTTATACGGTTTAAATCGGGTGCCTCTGTGGGCTTAGGCTTACGAGGATAATAATAACCCGTGAAATAGTATTCGGTTGAAGGATTAATCAAATCAAGAAAATCCATAGTCAAATCCTCCCTGTGTAAAGAATAGACATTCCGAGTTCGGGAACAATTTGCGACAACGTATTCGCGGCCTGCGTATCAAACCAAACTGCACGCTTTGCGGAATCGGTAGAACGCGACAAATCCCCCACAACGGAGATATAGATAAACTGTTCTCCCATAGCCTGCATAATGATTTTACGAAGCGACGGGACTTTTGCGATGAAACAATCCTGTCGAATGTTATCTACGTTGTATTCGTGAATGAAATTATAGACGTGATTAGACGCAAGCCGCAGGAGCTGTTTTTTCATGCCTTGGGGATTGATAGTCGTGCGTTCGGTGATACGAGTATCGAGGTCAACGGCGAGCACGTCCGTTATGTATTTTTCGGTCAATACATATCGTCCCGTGAGTTCGTCGAAAATCATATACTCATCGTCATAGGGAAAAATCCGCTTAGCGGGAGTAAGCGGAGTAGAAGGTATATCAGCCATATAAAGTAAAACCTCCGAATAAAAATTATGGTGTCCGCTGATAAGGCACAACGGACGAAGCCAATTCCAAAGGAGCTAAAACTTCGCCTATGAATGAGTGGAAAGGGGCTTTACGATAGCCCCTCGGAAACGGTAATATATTAATATTCCGCCGTAAGAGTAACAGTAGAAGCATAAGCGGCAGTTGCAGTATTCGCTGCGGAAATAGCGGTCGAATTGGCCTGGTATCCGTCGGCAGAAATAGCAACCGTGGCGGTGCTGGCTCTGGGCAGAGTAAAGGTATAGGTACCGTCCTCATGATTAGCCACAGTAGGATAAGTCCCGTCCTCAGCCCGAACCACAACAGAAGCAGCTTTAAGCGGCGTGCTTTCCGTGCCGTTGACGGTGAGCGTCACTTCGGTGACAAGAGTCGGAGCCGTCAAGCCGATTCTCTGAACACTCTTTTCGCTGGGATCGCCGTTCTGATAGCCTTCGATAATACCTTCCATATTTGCAGGCGAGTTGATATCCTCGAACGCGGGAACGGGATTCGTGAAGTCAGCCAAATCATTGGCGGTTTCGACGACAAGAGCGATAGACGAAGGCCGTACAACCTTGACGCCCCAGCCCCAATCGTTACGGATTATGTAGCCAATGGAAGTCGTCGGAGCCTTATCGACATCCGTAACCGTAGCCGACATACCGAACATCGTGCCTTCGGCGTTAGCGATGTAGGCAACGACTTTATTCCATTGTGCATACTGCGTCGCATTGAGATTGAGAGTCGCCGCGGCGGTATCGAAATACTCGTCGGGAAGGACTTTGATAATAACGCCCGAATACCGACCATAGACATAGTTACCCATAAGTCTTTCACCGCTGTCGTCCAGATAGCCGTTCAGCAGAATCCTTTGGGCAATGTCGGAATTGACGAGAGCGCCGTTCTTAATTGTTTTGAGCTTGTTGAACAAAGACCAGCGCATGACGATGACGGATTTTTCAGGAGAATACGAAACAATACCCTCTTTATACGAACCGCGAACGTTAGAAATCTTCGAAGCAAGGGAATTGAGAATCGTCTGCAAATATCCGTCATCATTGGTCGCAGGGTTATAAGCGATAATATTTGAATTACCGGTCTGATTTGCCCTTGTAAGACCTGCGCCGATATGTGACGCAAGAATATCCGCGTCCATAAGCATTCCAACGGTTTTAGGGATATACGAAGTATATTGGCCAAGTAAATCGAGGTCATTGCCGATCATACGCATATTGACACGGGAAACCTGTGCCGCTTCGTCATATTCCTGCATGAACTTAATATCGAATCCGTCCGACTGTACTCCATGCGGAAGATTCCGGTTAAACGGGAGATTGTTTCCGGGCGTGCCGTTATCTCCGGCGTCCGAAGGACAGAGTTTCGAGCCGAGAGTACGTTTAATTCTGGGCGGCATATAAAGCATAGGAATACGAAGCATACCTACGTTTTCCGATTCTGCGCCGGCAGAAGTAACGCCGAGCCCGTCGACAAACGCACGGGAAGCGAGATTGACAGCCAGCCAACGATTGGCGAGCCGCCTGTTTACAAGCACATTCCCCACAAGCGGATAGTTACCGCTGGAAGGCGTAATATTATACGGTGCGCCTGCATTAGCCACAGCCTGCAAATAAAGCTGGCTGTCAGAGATACCTTGGGAAATTACGAGATTGTCCGACATTTTTTTAATCCTCCTTTGTCGTTACATAATTTTTCTGATTGCTTTTGCGACGTCCTCGGGAGTCATTTTCTTTGCTTCCGCAGGAGTTCCGTCGTTCTGAAATACTCCGCCGCGCTGTCCGAAGGCTTCTTCCATTCTTTCAGCCGCTGCGCCGTCTGCTGTTTGTGCCGAAGCTGCCGGAGAGTTTATCTTCTCCAACATTCCGACAATTTTTTTCATGGAAGAGATTAACGAAGTCGCCCACGTCGGAGCTTTTTCCTCGTCCTTTTTGGCCTCTTCCTTCTTTTCCTCCGCGCGTTCCTCGTCTGCTTTCTTCGTCCCTTCCGATTCGTCTACGCGGTCTTTTGCGTCTTGGGAATTTTCATTCCCCGAACGTTTTTCCTGTTCCCCTACGCTTTCGTCAATCCGGTCTTTCTCCGTCTGACTGTCGGGGCCTTTCTCTTTAACGTCTTTTTTTGCTTCTTCGATTTCCTTTTCGTCTTGGGTCATTGTTTCTTCGACCTCCTCCTTGTTTTTTTTCTTGAAAAAGGGAAATTTCCATGCCATGGCTTTTCCTCCTTTGAGGCATAATAAAAGCGGGGTGCATTTCAAATCACACTCCGCTTTGCTATAAAATTTTCACTCGGTCGGGATAATACGCCCGACCGTTCTTCTTGCTGAAACGCTTATACTCGTCATAGATTTCTACGGCGTTTCTACGCGCTTCTCTGTACTTCTCCGCGTTGTTTCCCTTATACATCAACGCTTCTTCCCGATAACCTATTACCGCGCGTTCCAAGGCCCTTTGACGCTTCGTTATCGCGTCCTCCTTCTTCCGCTCCGTTTCCGAGACAAACGGTATCACCATGTTTGTTTTGTATGGCAAGAGACGGTGGCGACAGTTAAACCCTAGGAGACCGTTTTTATAAGTCCTTCCGGCTTTGGTTGTGTAATAAACGTCCGTTGCCGTTTCCAGCGGTATAAACTTTCTTCCGTCCTCTGTCGTCCCGCTCGTCCCGTCGAGGGAATACACCCGACCTTGCCAAGGTGCACAACGCTCCGAACAATCCGCATGCACCGAACACACCACAAGCCGCGTCCCTGAATTTTTCAGGTCCGCTATTTCCTGTAAATGCCTCTCGTATCGCACCTGCATTTCCGCCAGATTGCGCAGAGAATTTCGCCCCGTCACATCGTTCGGGTCAAGCGCTTTTTCCTCTGCAAGACCGCCCAAAGCCTTTGAAACGCGGTCTATATACGTCTTTTGAAACTCTTGCAACGGCAAGCCTCTGTCATAGGCACGAAGCCGTATTTCCGTGCGCTCCGCAACCTGTTCGACGGCGTCTATTTCCCGCGGAGTTTTGGGAACGAAATACTTCCCTTGAATCCCGTTCGCTTTGCGTTCGGTAATTCTTTCGGATAACAGCACCACCGCCGCAAGAAGCGTTCCGTTCAGATTCAAAGTCGCTTGAAAATCGGAATAGGCTTTGTTTGCGAACTTCATAAGGGAAACCCGCGCGTCTTTTTGAAGCGTGGGAGAACGAATCCGAGCGATTGTGCGGGAGATTATCTTTCTCACTTCCGCGGATATAACGACAAAGGACGCGCCGCCAAGCACGCCCTTTTTTATCGCCGTTTTTATATCCGTCTGTGCGTCCACCAATATGCTCGCCTGTTCATTCAGCGGGTCGGGGACGTATGTTTTCAAATTCATTTTTATTCCGTGCCTCCGTAATAGTCTTTTTCATTGAAAAGCGCATTTCCGAACGCTTCTTCTCGCTTTTGTCTTTCTTCCTCGTCAATTTTGGCTATATATTCCTGCGTTTCTCCCGCCGATATATCATTGACATGTTGTATCGCCACGTCTTTGGGAACCAAGCCCGCCGCATAATTATCGCGGATATTCTGATCTCTTTGGATTTTATTCCCGACGTAATCCGTGAGTTTTATTCTTGCCTTTCCCGTAAAACCATACTGTAATAATACCTCGGCTATCATGCGGTTTATATTCGGCACGATTGTCTGATGAATCGACTGAACACTTGAACGAGTCAAATTTTCTTCGGCCGTCACCTCTGTTGCCGTCTTTGAGCTTTGGTCTTGCAAGAACGGAAACACCGAGGTCGGAGCAAATCCGCAATGCACCGCCGCTTGGCGTAAATAGACTTCTAACATACCGCGATATTCTTCCGAACGGATATTGAACTGCACCGATTGAGGGGGAAAGTCTTTATCATGTTCCGTAGCGATATATACAAGTGTATCATCGGCATCAGACCAATCGCTTGTAAAAAATTCAGACTTTGTCTCGATTCCTAAACGCTTGAAATCTTCGCGGATAGAAGTGAGATATTTCCGCGGTACAAGAATTTTGCCCCTGCCGAGAATCACATCTGTGATAGAACCGGAAAAGACTACATCGGTCGCCCAAAGAATGTCTAATGCTCCATATAAAAGCGGATCGCCCAAAGCCAATCCCGGTACACAGCTATTATTCGCCGTACGACGCCATAACCAAACGCCTAACCCGTCTTTGAAAGGAAGCAAAACCTCTTTATTCAGCGTGATTCCACGCCGCAAAAGCATTTGACGGATATTATCCGGTAAATCTTCAGCTCGAATTCCTTCCGCCTCCATTGTCGGCATTAACTCTTTTCCGGCAACACCGCTTTTCACATGGACTTTATTTACCGATACCGCTCTTCCCGATTTGTCATAATATCTCTGCTCTACGAGCCAATATTGTCGCGAAGATTTCCGGCCGAAACTTTCGGTATATAAAAAGCTGTTGAAACATGTTATATAAACCACGTCTCCCATATCGTCCATATCCGCATAAAACCGATCGGCTCTAAGGGCAGAAGGATAGGTTTTTCCAGACGCGTCTTTATTCAGTTTTACCGCTACCGTTCCACCCATCATCATATAATCGATAGCTGACTCGATAAACGTTTCAAACCCTACGCCAGGCGACCAGACATCTGAAAGCGCCCTGCACGCTTCGTCATCTCCTTCAAATAATATCTTATCTCCTTTGACGAGCTTGACTGCGGAATTTTTTAACGTCATGCCTATGTTCATTTTTATCCCGCTGTTGATAAGATTATCCGCACTTCCGCAACAGTACGCCATGCACGGTCTTACTACTTTGTTCATATAGTCGATGAAAAAAACGTCAAGCCCCGTATAATACAGTGAACAGTCTACAAAATTTTGCGGCGGACGTCTCCATTCATTATTTAAATAATCTTCAAGTTGTTTTGGCTGCTGAAAGCCCATTTTCGTCTATTGCCTCCTTTATTACAAGAAATCGTAATAATACTCGTATGTCGCGTATTTATCCGCATCGATTGTATGATCGCTTTGTCCTTCCGGTATCTCGTTCTCTTCGTCATAAGCAAACGTTTCGTATTCCTCAACGCTTATTTCATTTTCCGGAAGGTCAAGAAAAAACAGCTGTCCGCTCCGGAAGCTGTTTACAAGTCTTGCATTATCTCTTTCTATATCTTTATCTGTCACCGCTTTTGTTTGGAATCTGGTCGCCTTCTCGAATTCAAGCATTAAATCCTGCGTCAATGCCGCTCCGTCAAAACACCACCGCTCCCGCGTAGGTTCCGGGATTTGTATTCCGTATTCCTCCATATGTTTTCTGAATTTTTTGTACCATTCGACCATTAATTCTACTTGGTCGGTATGAGATATTCCTTTCATTCCCGTCATTCGGCGTTCTTTCGCGATGTCAAGGTAAAATGTCGACAGTTTTATCAATAAGCTATCAGGATATAACGCCCACGCAGAAATTGCCGTCGCGTCGTTCTTTAAGCCGCTATCAACGCCATAAAACATATATGTAGGTTGATAATATATGTTCCGAACAATCCTTCTTTGTAAATCCGCCAACGGCAGAAGATGTTTTTGACGATTGAACGACCAAATGACAAGCCCTTCCAAACTTACTACTTCACCGCCATACCAATACGCATAATGCACAGGATCTTCGGCTTTCATCTTCAAAATGTCGGCTATAACCACAGGGTCCAGAAGTTCCGCTATATCTCTCCATATCGGATTTATTAATATAGCCCCGCGCTTTGCCATTTGCGGATAGTATTTATTCGCCCAATGATTCAGCCCCGGCGGAGGATTATACCGAAAAGTAATCTTACTCATTTCGTCCATATACCGCAAAGCTGTCGACTTCAAAGCCTCTACATACTTTTCATCATCCGGTTCGTTGGCTTCTTCCAACATGACCTTCTTTAACTTCCCGCTCGGCGGCGTCATAGCCTTTGTTCGGTCTATATCCTTGTTTATGGCAAAGAATTGACAAACATTTCCCGTTTGATTGCATTTGATTTCAAACGGGGAGGTAGATACTTTGAAATCTGTATCCACTCGATTGGAAAGCGTATACCCTTCACCTCTCAGCGTCGATTGAAGCGATTGGAAGATTGAACGACGTATCGTATTATCTTCTGAACGACAATACCAAATATCCCCGGGCTCTTTATCGAAAAACAAAGGAATTGTGGCCTTTTCATCATTCACGGTTTTTCCGGATATTCGCCCGCCCTTTAATACAAACGTCTTTACTCCAAGCGCCGAAGCGTCTATATCTTCTCCATGCAGTAACTTTCTCTTGATTTCTCTTTTATACTCCGGCGTAAACTTTGCCCGCTCAACCGCTGTCCGATTCGGTATGAACAACTCTTTGAAAATCTTCGGGATAATTACTTGTTTACTCATCTTTCATCGACGTATCGGTAAAGATAAATTCTACCGTCTTTCCTCCGTTTTCTTCCGTTCCTCCGTTATCCTTTCTATCTTCAAATAGTGCATATCTCTTCCCCAACAGCTCCGCAGCTTTTAGGCGTTCTTTCCGTCCTATCTCTTCGTTTCGCATGGTCCCCGATAAGAACTCCAAGACCTCTTCTGCCGTCGCTATACGTGAATTATGCGCCTTCTGCTGGTGTTCTGAAAGATAGTTTTCGATTTCAACATTTTTCAACAGTCTTTGCCCGATTGAATAAGCCGTCTTTTTGGAATATCCCGCTTTTATCGCCGCTTCCGTCGCGTTTCCCGACTGTAAATAATAATCGCAGAACTTCTGCTGTCTTACGTTCACATCGCTCAACTCCTTTGTAAAGCAAAACCGCCGACTTTCGTCGACGGTTTCTCTACTTTTTCCATGTTACCATTATATCACATTAAAACGGATAAAAACCGCAATCTTTTTGCGCCATTTTTTAAGGGAACAATTTATACTCTTCTGCGATAATTTCGGCCGTAAATAAAATTTCTTCAATCCAATAATCCGAAGTTCTTTCAGAAATACCTGTACTCCACGCCGCTTTTCTATATCCGAAACGCCGAAGCCAACGATTATAAATATAACTTGCCTTTCCCTCACCTCCGTGTTTCTTATCCTCGATTTTATAGTGTTCTATCGTCCTTTTAACAATCTCTACCTGTTTTTCGAGAGTGTCCTTTTTGTCTATGTATCTCAATACCGTTTTTTCCGTTCCGTTTGAATGGTCTGAAACGACGGAAGGGCGGGAGTAATCCACCCCGCCCAAACCAGGTATATTCAGCATTTCCAACCGCCTCTTGTTATTCACATAGTCCCGAAATGCTCGCTTTATGTATTCCCGCTTCTCCTCTATCGTCATACCCTTTTCCTTCCTTTCAGCTTCTTCTTTTCTTTCCCGAACCTCTTGCAATCTTTCTTCCCGCACTCCGATAACGGACAATTAAGACAAATATCCACTTCCGCTTTCGGCGTATATACTTCATGCGCCGTTCCTTTCTTTAATGTTTTCATTCTTCTACCTCCATCAACTGTAATAGTCGACATAAAGCAATTCAAGCTCACCGCGCAATTTTTTACTCATTTTATAGTTACCGTCGAGAATTTTTTCAAGAACCTTCTTTGTTTCACTATAAGATTTATCGTTCCATTGCGAAACAGGCTCTCTCGGCTGTTGAATTTCGGGACGCATGCCGCCCTGTCGATACGTAATAACGAATACATCATCTCCAACGTTATTTTTGAGTTCGTCAAGATCAACACTTCCGTCCTCTACAAAAATAAATGTCTTAATCATTCCTCTACCTCCACTCCGTATTCTTTCGCATATTCCTTTATGGGAGCCTCTAAAAATTCCCAAACTATTGCAAAAAAGAACAAAATATGATATAATGAAAGCAGAACAAGGAAAAGGCGGTTCAAGTATGAAACAGATTTCCCTATTTGCCGAAGAAAACAGATTGCAGAAGCTTAGTGCTCTCGGAGATTGCCTTGAGCGGTTGAAGATCATCGACTGGGAGAGCTTCCGACCCATCATTGCCCTTGCGCTAATCCGTGAGAGAAAAAGCAACGCGGGCCGCCGTCCTTTCGACAGTGTGATGCTATTCAAAACAATCGTACTGCAAAGATTATACAATTTGTCGGACGACCAAACCGAGTTTCAGATCAACGACCGCATGAGCTTTATGAGATTCCTCGGTCTTAGCTTGGACGACAAGGTACCGGATGCAAAGACCATTTGGCTGTTCAAGGACACACTGACCAAGGCGGGTATCATGGAGCAGCTATTTTCGCAATTCAATCGGATGCTGGAGGAGCGTGGAATCATCACCCATAAAGGAACGATCGTAGATGCAACTTTTGTGGATGTGCCCCGCCAGAGAAACAGTCGCGAGGAAAACCGGAAGATCAAAAACGGCGAAACTCCGGAGGAATGGAATGAAAATCCACACAAGATAGCACAAAAGGACACCGATGCCCGTTGGACGAAAAAGGGAGATGAAACGCATTACGGATATAAGGATCACGTCAAGGTAGATGCTGACAGCAAGCTGATTCTTGACTATGAGGTAACGCCCGCAAACGTCCACGACAGTAATGAGTTTGAAGAGTTCTTCGGTGAAGAGGATCAAGCTGCATACGCCGACAGCGCTTACGTTGGCAAAGAATTACCCGAACATATCCGAAACGAAGTCTGCGAAAAAGGCTATCGCAATAAGCCTTTGACCGAGGAGCAGAAAGAAAACAACCGTCGCAAATCCAAAATTCGTTGTCGTATCGAACATGTCTTTGGTTTTATGACCGTATCTATGCACGGACTAACGCTCCGTAGCATAGGTCTTTCCCGCGCGCGTTTCAATATTGGACTTACGAACCTTGTTTACAATCTTTGTAGGTTCGCCATAGTAAGCCGAAAGGCGAAGTGCACGGGATAACCATGTCCAAAATCGGTGATAAAGACCGATTTTAGAGGCTATTAGCCTGATTTACAACGAATTTTCGGTTTGAATGCGCTTCACATGCTCAAAATTCGTAAAATTTCGAATTTGAAGCGCAAAATCTAAATTCGGAAATCTATTTTTAGAGGTTCCCTTATATGATTTTCAAACTGTTCGACAAGATTTTCCGCCACTTCTTTCACTGTTGAACATTTACAAGAATATACTCCGTTTTTTATTAAGCCTTCCGCAAACTCTTTCACCGTTTCCTTTACGTTTCCATAGCCCGCGGCATATAAAAGTTTTGCTCTTATTTCGTCGTCGGGTGTCGGTATATAAGCACTCATTGCCTTTATCATTTCTTCGATTTGCTTCTCTTTCTCCATGTTAGTCCTCCAAGTCAAACAAGGTTTCTCCTTTCGGTAATTCTTCATACAGCCAATAGTTAAAATATTCTTCGCCTGTCTTAAACCCGTATTTGTTCGATAAATTTTGTTTTATCCGTATTCGCATTATATCCTCACACAACTTTATGAATCGTGCTTTATACTTTGGATATTTCTTAAATTCCTCTATCCTGTGTTTCCCCGCCATTGGACAACCGATACACCCCACTCTCGTAAATCCTTCTCCGTAAAGAGGATTTACCTCTATATGCTCACTTTCGATATAATTCCAAAGATATTCATTGCTCCAATATGCCAACGGATTCACTATAAAGTAGTTTTTTCGATAACATGCGTCCGTTTGTCTTACTTCGTCTGCGTTATCGAAATGAAATAACTGAATGTCTGAATATTTTTCATCATCTCTCATTTCGATACTATCCCGATGTAATGACCGTTTCACGCTTTCCGCCTTTCTTACCCCGAAGGAATGTGTTGCAAATTTTAGTTCCGGTATATCCCGTTCTTTCAGTTCACTGCAACAAAATCGAGCTTTTCTCAAAGGTAACATCTTCCGTTCTAAACATAACGACCAAAAACTTTTTTCAGGATAATAGATTTTACACGGAATCCCTTCCGCTTCCCATTGCGCAAACTTCTTTCGTATATAATATACCGTCTCCGGCGCGTCCAACGTCGTATGATTATGCTTGACGAAAAATTTTACTCCCGATTTCCGAAACAAGTCCACTAAAACATCACTGTCTTTTCCTCCGCTATATCCTACGATATATCCCAACGGATTGCGGTATAAAGCGATAGGCTCAAACTCTTTTATCAGCCTTATACTTTGTTCTACCGTCGAATTTTCCGTTCCGTCAAATACGGATTGCTGATAGTTCATTTCACTCCTCCAATTCTTCGACATAACACCAACTTTGCGGCGGGCGAGTTACCCAACGGTCACAATAAATTTCCATTGTTCCCGCCCAACGACAAGCATATTTACAATCCATACACTTTCTATGAGTGTAAAAGTCCTCACCGCCTCTTACGCAGGGAAATTTGAAATCTCCGTTCTCTCCCAGCTCCTTCGGCTTGTCGTAGATTTTTAATTCCGAGATATGCCAGCCGTAGCCGATCCTAACTGTATTGTCGTAATTTTCGCCGTAGAAATAATCGCAAATTTCTTTGTACGAAAGGCACGCTTGTTTTTCTACGTCATCGCACGCAAGACTGCCTACGACAAATTTTTCAATATTATTGCACACGAACTCGCCGATGACTTTCCCGCCTCCTTCCCTGTATGGTATAGGCATAGGTTGCGACCAATACTTTGTTTTACCTTTGCTTTCGTAGATATAGCACTTAAACGGCGTTTCTATCTTCGGGCGCGTCTTTCTCACCTCTATTGTCTTGGCTCCGCTTTCTATCTTTGCGCACCACTTCGGTTGTATGCTTATCATTATCGATTTCATCTTTTCTCCTTTCCTACTTCCCGCTCATGTGCGCGAACGGGTTTCGGTTTGCCTTGCATGTTTGCTCTTTCTCACAAAACTGAACTTTTCCTTTTTATTTATTCCAACCCGCGCACGGTCGTTTGCTTGTTATTCCGTCAAACACTCTATCTCTACTTCTACCCGAGCAGAGTCTCCATATTCTTTCTTTACCGTCAGCCCTATGACCTGTGAATCGTCATAGTAAGCTACTCCGTTCAATGCGTCTAAAATCGCTTTTGCTATGTTATCCGAATCGGGTTTTTTGCAAGGCTTTATTTTGCCCTCTGCCGCGCTTTTTCGCATTGCCTTGGAGAATGACACGGGAATATCGTATATCGCTCTCACAGACACGTTTAACGGCGTTTTATCGTAATATGTACCTCCCGCCGCTTTATAGCTCCACCTCACGAGGTTTTCATAGTCTACCGTGTTCTGCGGCGTCATGCTTTGCATTTTTCCCAACCGACCATTGTAGAACGTCCTCGCACGCGCCTTTCCTTGCGGTTTTCCTTTAACGATGAATTTCATCTCCATAGCCTCCGCGCTTCCTCTTGTCTCTCCATTCGGTATTCCGCATACACCATGCTTTCTCCGTTCCTCGATTTCCCTACCCGCAAATACGTCTTTATCGGATAGCCTTGCTTCTTCAACTCGTATATCCTCGCTCCCAATCTCATGATTCCGTATTTCTCCATCGCTTCTCGGCTCGTAATACTTCCGTTATCAAGCAGGTGCCTCAACACCTCTTCATTCTGCGTCATCTTCCGCCTCCGAAATCATTTTTATTGCCTTTTTTATTCCTTCTGCTTCTCCGCTGTAATATGACGCTTTATCAGCGTTTTCAGGCTGTCTTGCTTTGTCTATATAAAAAATTTCCAAGGCTTCTAAACGTTCTTTTAACGTCATACTCATTCTCTCACCTCTTCAAAATTCCATTTGTTGCAGTCGCGTCATACGTCTGCTTCTTCCCGTCACTAACAGCAACGCCTGTCTTTCTATCAATCGGTCACATATTCGCTTCGGTAGTTCTCCGTTTACCGCCATGTCCTCTATCGACTGATTACTCGTGATTACTATCGGACGATGGTTATCGTATCGACGGCAAATTATGTCCGAGAACTTATCCAAAGCAAAACTCCCGCTCTCTGTTTTCCTTACGAGTTTTGTTCCTCCTACATCGTCGATTATCAGGCAATCACACAATTCCAGAGCCCTTAAATACCCCTGTTCCGTTTCCGAAGTCGTGCTTTTATACGTCGCTTTTATCGACGAGAGGATTCTTTCCAGCGTCGTGAATATACACGTTTTCAAATACTCGTTTTCCAGCTTGTTGAGTATACATGCCGCAAGATATGTTTTCCCAATTCCCGAAGCTCCGTACAGCCAAATCCCGTGGCCTGTATTTTGTACCTTGTCAAAGTTATCGCAGAATCTCTCACACCTCTCTGCACTTTCCAAATATTCTCGGCTTGCCCCTTGCATATCCAATCGAGAAAATTCGGCTCGCCGATATGTATCTCCCAACTCGTTGAAATTCAGTTTCTTGTACTGTTTTACGCAGTATGCACGCTCTTCACGTTCCTTTTGCGCTTTTATGTTTCTATACTCGCATTCGCACATGCAGTTCAAAAACACGCCTCTTTCCGGATCGTCAAATGATTTCACTTTCCGACAGCTCTTACAGTAAATCTCCCCGCCCTGCATAAACTCCTTTGCCGGATTTATCTTCGATAACGCCATTTCCCTCTTTTCGGCATACTCTTTTGCGCTATGTAAAAACACTTTATCAAGGATTTCTCCTATCGGCGTCAATCCCGCTGCTCTTTGCATTTCCTACCTCCCTCGGTCTCCGTATTCCGCTCGAAATTCCGCGCGCCGTTTTGCCTGCTCCGGCGTATCTCCGTTTTCGTCTATCACTTCTCTCTTTTTTCCTCGGTCAAAATCCCGATAGCCTCCTCCCGCTATCTTCCGATAGTTTTGACAGACCCATGAAAACGATTTTGTCTTTTGAAGAAATTCACTTTCATCGAATCTTCTCCTTAGAAGTTCAAAGTCTATTTCCGCATAGTCTCCCGCCGAATAGTTGTCTACTTGCAATGGATACCTTTCAAAAAATTCCTTCTGCGCCTCTGAACGTACCGACCTCTTTTCTTCTTCCCTTTCCCCTATGTCCCTTTTCTCTTCTTGTTCGTTCTTCTTATTCTTGTTCTTATATTCTCTTTCTTGTTCTATTTCTTCTTTCTTATTCTTTGAATGTCGAATTTCAGATTCCATTTCATTCGTTTCTTTTTCCATTTCGTTTCCATTTCGTTCCATTTCGTTTCCATTCGTTTCCGATTCCGAAATAGCTGATTCTTCCACTTTCGACCTGTTTATTCCATTTTGACGGGATTTATCCAGCGACGGTTTTATCAGATTAAACGCCAATCGACAAACTCCTTTCAGCGACGGTTCTTTTCCCTCAAACATATACGCAAAAATTGCGTTATACAATTTTCCTTGTTCTTCTTCTGTCAATCCATTCTCCGGATCGTTTATTGCATCGTAATAGTTTTTGAAAAACGTGAAGCCATTGACTCCTTTCATCTTTTACCTCTTTAATCCATATATCTTCAGGATTGTTTTATCTGCCTCTATACCACCTTCAAGGTGATATTTTTCCATAAATTCGGATTTTCCGAGCGTATGTATTTCTGTATGATGTTCTCGACAAAGACTTATTACTTCTCGGCCGATATGCTGCACGTCGTTCCGATCGTTTCCCATGCCTATCGCGTCGATATGATGCAAGTCCGCGCGCTTCCCGCACACCACGCATTTCTTATGAATCAGACACGCATAGGTGTAGTCCTTGATGTCATCCACGTAGTCCAAAAGCGGAAATTTCAACGGAATATCGTTATCGATGATGAATCTTACAAGATACCTTTGGAACTCCGCCACAAGGCTCATAGGCGCGTTTGAAAGACTAAAAATCTTGTCCGCAAGCGTTTCCACGTGGCTTTGCCAAAAATCCAATTTTAACGCCGTTTTCGTCCCCTCCGCCGTCTCTCCGCTCCATTCCGCTATCGCATTGATAAGTGCATAGCACATCCGACGCTGTTTATCGGAGAGCGGACGGCTGTCTATATAGTCGATATACGCTTCCTTCACCTTTCTATGCGTAAAAATATAGGTATCTATCGGAGCCTGTATTATCGCATTTCCATCCGCGTTTATATCGATTATTTTTCCTTTTATCATTCTTTCTCCTTAAAACGGTAAATCGTCATCATCTGTTTTTTCTAACTCTGAACGATACTTTTCCATTTCTTCATTGTTTCTTTTCTTCATTCTTTCAAGCGTTTCGCGGACCTTTTGTGTCGTTCCTTTGTCCCATTCAGCGTATGGAACTTTCAACTTCTTTTCTAATGCCGCAATCGTTGCTTCTGCCTTCTTTACTCCGTAGACCTGTACAAGCTCGCTTTTCGTCAGTTTCCATTCTTCCGTCTTTGCCGTCTGTTTTGCCTTCGTCGCTTCCTTGGGGTATTGGAATACTTCTCGCCCGCGTTCGTCTACGATTGTTATCTTCGAGATTTTTCGGCTTTCTGTATACTCTATCTCCTTGACGTCAAATCTTGAAAACGGATTCTTTAATTTATATCCTTTCCCGTTTGATACCGTCTCCAAGGGTAAGAATATAAATGGCGCGGTATACAGTTCCCGCCCGATCCCCCACTGTACTCCTGCTCTCTTAAATGCGTCAGAGGCCTCCCCTTTCTTCTCGTTTCCGTCTCCGTCGCTGCGGCTCTCGATTCCGCAGTCCCATTTCCATACCCAATCCTGCGTCGTCTCGTCTTTGATTCCGATTCCGCAATACAAGTTACCTTTGATTTCCTGATATTCGCTTTGCCAATTCTCCGCTCCTACCGTCTCGTCGAGTATGTCCATATCTACTCGGGATGTCTTATAAATCAGGGCAACTGCTCCTTTCTCCGTTACCTGTTTCACTTTCACTTCTATTTCTTCTGGCTTTAACACCCTGAATTTGCTCATGTTTCCGCCCTCCTGACGCTGTTTATTTGCGGGTTATATCTTTCCTCTATCCTCGCGCCTTCCACGCTCTTGCCCGCTTTTATTGCCGCTTTTATTGCGTCTGTGTTTATCTTTTCTTCCACGACGGTTTTCTTATACTCCTCGGGAATTAGAGCTGGATTGTCAATTATTGTCCTTGTGCTTTTTTGGAACGTCACTTTCGCTCTTACCGTTTCAAACCTTTGTCCTTGCAATACATGCGCGAGATACCCTTTCAGGCTTTCCTGTTTCTTCTCAGCCGCTTTTCTCCGCGCTTTGAAGATTTCTTCCTGCCTTTTCAAGCCTTCTATCTCGTTCTCCGTATTCTCGATTAAAAACACTATGTTTTCGATTTTCTTGTCACGTTCCATTTGAAGCATGTCAAGTTTCTCATAGTCAAGGATTTCTCCCGTCTCTTCATCGACGCACTCTTCTATCCCGCGCTCGATTTCATATATCGTCATTAGCCTTCCCTCCGACAGATTTCTTCCAGCGCGGATTTTTCCGCGCTTTCCAATCGCTTCAAACGGATATACTCCCACAACGTCAACCCGCGGTGCCGATGTAAATCTTCCATGACTTCTTTTATGTCTCCCGTCAGCTTCACGCTTGTTTCTTTCGCCTCTTCCGTCATTGTGCCTTTCTCCTCGCTCTTAATATCGCGTTTGCCGCTTCCCGTCCGTATGCTACATAACTGTCGATACATTCTTCGCAGAGTATATACGGCTCTTTTCCGTACAGATTCGGCATTACGTAACAATTATCGTCTGCATAAATCGCCTTATTGCACTCCGAACAATGACATGCGGGAATTTCTTTTTCCCATGTCTCTCCCGTTTCTTCGTCCGTTACCTTCTCCCAAAACTTCAACATTCCGTTTTCTATATTGTCGTTATGTAACATTTTAATTGCCCTCCCTTGAAATCCTTTCAATCTCTTGTGCTATGATATACCTTGACGCTTGTTTCGCCCTCTCTTTTACGTTCTGAGAGACTTTCTTCGCTTTCTCGTCTATTCCTTCAAAGTATTCCGCTATCGCTTCCACAGCCGCAGGAAAACTCTCATATCCGACAGGCGCTCTGTTTAACGACGGATAGTCTCTGTTCTTTATCTCCACTATCACCGCACCGTTTTCCAAATCCTGTCTGAATTTGATTTCAAACGTCCCGAACGGGTCTCGGCTGATGTCTTTCTCTGCCACCAACTTTCCGTTCTCATACGTCCACCACATTCTTTTGCTACTAAATTTCTCCATGTCGATACGCTTTTGACTTCTCATTTCTTTTTTTTGCTTGACACGTTCAAAAGTTCGTCCTATAATAGAGATAGCTTAAAATAACTCTTCCACAGTTGTTTTTAACGCTACCGCTATTTTC